GCCCGTTTTAACTCCCAACTCCTACTTCCTACCTCCTAACTCTCAATCAGCATTCAATAATGTTAAACTTAAGGTTCTTAAACGTTCCTGTCCGGCGGTTTTTGACAACGATGCCGTATTTGCTGCAATAGGCGGTTGTGGTATGGCGGGTGCCGTCCTCGTCCAGGTAACCAAAGGCAAAGCTGGGTTTGCCCTGCAGCAGGGTGCGCAGGTAGTGGTAGTCCTCTTTGTCCAGGATGGGATACTGGAAGCTCCAGGTACCTACCTTTTCCCGCACCACTTCCCGGTGCATAAACCCGGCTTCGTCGCGGCCGGAATCGCTGGAATCCAGGTCAGAAAACGAGAGTACCTGCTCTTCGGCGGTGCCCAGCATGGGGGAGCCGTCAATGGTAAAATCATTGCTTTTGGTCCAAAGCATCAATAAAAGCCTCCTGTTGCAATGGCCTGTTTGCGCTGCCAGCGCTGCACGGCGCGACCTACATCGTTGTCGGTCAGCTCAATGCCGTAAATGGCTTCCAGGATCTCTCGCAGCACGGCCAGCAGTTCCTCAAAGCCGGAAAGCAGGGTGTCGGTGTTGTCGGCCATGGCGCTGGCCAGCAGGTTATGCAGCACACTTTGCGGGGCGGCAATCTCGGGGTTGGATGCCGCGCCGGAATATTCACCCATCATGGCAAGGGTGGGCTGGCGGATCACGCCGCCCCGGGCCAGCATGGGGATCTGCGGCGCGCTGACATGATCCAGCGCAAAGCCAAAGCTGGTGCCGCCGATCAGGGGCACATCCTCCGGCACATCGATCTTGAAGCGGTTCAGCACATCAATCATGCCGTTGACCATGGCGGCCGCACCGGAAAGAAGGCGGTTCATAAAGCCAATGGCAGTGTTCACGGCAGTGCGGATGGTGGCGACAATGCCGTTCCATGCCGTGTTGGCACCGCTGTTGACAGCCTGCCAGGTATCGGCAAACTTCTGCCGGACATCATCCAGCCTGCGGGAAAAGAAATCCGTGATCTGGCCCCAGATGCCGGAAACGCCGTTCAGCAGGCCAAGCACCAGGTTGCACCCGATATCGGCAAACACCGTGGAAGGGGAGTGGATGCCCAGCATGTTTTTGACAGCGTTGACCAGCGGGTCGATCATGTGCTGCTGGATCCAGCTGCCGATGTCAGCCAGCAGGCTGATCATGCCGTTCAAAAAGCCCTGGATGCCGTTTTGGCCGATATCGGTAAAGTGGGAGCTGATCCAGTTCCCCACGCTGGCAAAGGTGGGGGCCAGCAGCTCAACCATGCTGCCGATGAAGGTGCCGATCAGGGTGAACAGACTTTCCACAATGCTTGCCCAGTCAATGTTCTGCAGGTATTCCAGTGCGGTCTGCCCCACCTGCGCCCAGTCAATGCCGTGCAGCAGGTTGGTCAGCCCGTCCAGGATGCCCTTGGCCGCGGTGCTCAGATCCCCGGCGGCCTGTACCCAGTCCACGTTGTTGATGCCGGCCATGGCGGCTTTGGCAAGGTCACTGCCAAAGGCGCCAAAATCAAAGGTCTGCACAAAGCCGTGCAGGGTTTCCAGCAGGGCTTTCAGTTTGTCGGTCAGCACGCGGCCCAGGCTTTCCCAATCCAGCTCCGCAAAGCACTGGTTCAGCGCGTTGCCAATGCCGTTGCCCAGGGTGTTCCAATGGAAGTGCTGAACAAAGGTATCCACAAACAGCAGGGCGGTGTTCAGCCCCTGCGCAATGGTGGAACCAACCAGCCGCCAGTCCAGCCGGGCAATAAAACCGTTGAGGGTACTGGCAATGGTTGCGGCCCAGGTCTGGGCTTTATTCTGGACGCTGGGCCAGGGGATAGCCGCCATGGCTGTGTTGAGCTTTTGGGCCACAAGCTGCCCGACCTGGTTCCAATCGCCCGCTTTGACGGCAGCCAGAATGCTGTCCAGGAAGGGACTTTGGCCGTCATAGCTGTAATTGGGGGTAATGCCGCCGGAACCGGAGCTGTCCTTTTTATCCAGGCGCTCGATCTCATCAAAACCGGCAAGGCTCTTGGCGGCATCCTTCACCTTTTTGGAAGTGCCGGATGCCGCGCTGCCCACGCCCGCCATGCTTTTTGCTGCGGTGCGTGCGGCGGAAACGCTTTTGCCGGTGAACAGGGCAATGATCTTTGCCAGGCAGGCAAACACCGCCGCGGCGGCATTGGCCAGGGCAGCCAGGGCGGGAGTCAAAACCTGCACCAGCGGTGCAGCGGCTGTGGCAGCGGCACCCTGCAGGTTGCCCAGGGCAGTTTTCAGCTGACCACTGGTAAGGGCGGCACTGCCCAGGTAGCTGACCACCTGCCGCAGCCCCGCCGAAATACCGTTGAAGATCAGCGCACCGGAGACAATGCCGCGCAGGCGGGCCGTAAAGCTGCGGCAGCCTGTGGAAGCGCTGGCAAACCGGCGGTCAACCTGGGTAAGGCGAGAGACCAGCCCGCCCAGAGCCCGGCTGCCGACAGCAGAAACCCGCCCCAAGCTGGCAGAAAGAAGGGAACGGAGCTTGCCGCCAAGCGGGCGGAGCAGCCCTGCGCCGGACTTTGCCAGGTTGGCAAAACCGCTGAGAAGCGAAAACTTTTTGGCGGGCGGAGCCTTTGTGGTGTTATCCTGGCGCGCGGCGGCCTGTTGGCGTACCGCGGCCTGTTCCGCTGCCTTGGCAGCTTTATCATAAGCGCGCTGTTCGGCAGCGGCCTGGCGCTGGGCGGCAGCCTGCACCTGAATGGCAAGTCGCTGGCGGGCATCCTCAATGGCGGCATATCGCTGGTCCACGCGCCGGGCAAGGGCGTCAACGCTTTTGGGAGCTTCCTCACCCAGTTTTACCTGCGCCATGGCGGCGTTGAGCTGGTTTTTGCTTTCCTCAAAGGCGCGGACAGCTTTGTTCAGGCTGAGCTGCGCCAACGCCACACTCTTGTTCCAGGCGGCACCGGCGGCCTGGGCGGCCTGGGTGCCGGTGGCGGAAATGCTTTTCTGGATCTGGTCCCCAACGCTGTTAAAGGCGTGCTGCACCTGGGCTTTGGTGCGGGCTGCAGCCGCCTGCAGTTGGGCGTTGATGGTATCCTTTAAGGCCAGGTCAAAATAGATCGTGCCGACACTGGTTCCCTCCGGCATCAGGGTTCACCTCCAAACAGTTTTGCCATTGCTGCTTCCAGGCCGTCCATCTGGCGGCGCAGGGCTGCGGGCGGCGTAGTTTCCAGGGCCCGGCGGGCAAGGTGTGCCTGCCATTGCTGGTGGATGCGCTGGGCCCACGGCCCCATGGCGGCCAGTTTCTTGCGGTCGGTTTCGGCCCGCACTGCAACAACACGGCCCAGCGGGGTGTTGTCCATCAGGCCGCCCACCAGCTTTGCCCATTCGGGGTAGGGCAGCTCCGCCTGCGCTGCGGGCAGAATGCCGTACTGCGTGGCCAGGCTCTGCTCGATCAGCACGGCGTCAAATGCGGTATCGTACAGCGGCTGCGGGTCATTCGGCGGGGTCCTGAAATCGCTGCTCCACAACCTCCGGCTTTTCGCCGGTGGCGGCGCTGATCACAAGGGTGAACAGCTGCATATAAGCGGGGAACGGCAGGTCCATCTCGTTCAGCTCCTTGGCGGCGGGCTTGCCCAGCGCCAGCTCCAGGCAGCGGTCGATCACATCCGCAGAGGTGTTTTTGGTGGCGCTGGTGGCAGCATCCAGAATTTTGGTCACGGTCTTTTTGCGGTTGTCCACGGGGTAGATCTTTTCGCCCACGCGGATCTCCGGTGTTTCGGTCAGCAGCTTGCCGTCCAGGGTATACAGTTTGCCCATAGGGAATCCCTCCATTGTGTTGTATTCATTTCAAACCCCAAGCCCGCCCGCCGGTTTGCCCGGCACAAAACAAAATCAGCCGGATGCGGCGGGGGTAAAGGTGGGTTTGCCGTCACTCTGCACCTCAAATTCCAGCCCCGCCACGTTTGTGGAATCACCGCCGCCGGGGTTGGTAACGCTCAGTACACAGTCAAATTCCAGCTTAGCACCACTGGGAAACTCCCACTCAAAGCTGCTGTCGCAGGTGGAGCCGGTGCCCCAGGCGCTGTTGGCAACATAATCATTGCCGGCATCGCCGATGTTGCGCTTGCCGGACAGGGTGATCTTCAGGCTTTTGCCGGTCACCATGCGGCGCACCCAGCCTTCGGCCTCCATCGGCTTCCACTCCTCCACGTTGCCGTCAATGGCAACGGTAAAGGTTTCCATATCGGCGATGGTGTTTTTGGCGGCGGCGCCGCGGGCACCAATCTTGAACTTGTTTTCAAATACGGGATAAACACCCGTTTTGTTTGCCATGGTTTTCACTCCTTTTTGCAGGTTATTGTCAGGTTGATGGCGTACTCAAACACGCCGTCTGTGCCGCGCCCAAGGGGAACAGGCCCGGCACCGGGGTCTGCCAGATACACAGCCGCGCCGGACATTTCAGCGCCCATCAGGCCGTAGAACAGTGCCCACAGGGCATCCGCTTCGGTTTCGGCTTCCGGTTGGGATTTACCCCATCTCAGCAGCAGGCGGAACGCCTGAACCCGATAGCTGGTCTGTGCAGCACCGCCCAAGGCAATGTGTGCCGGGCCGCTGCGGGCAGCAGGGTAAACGCCCAAAAAGTATTCAGCGTTGGCGTCCACAGTCCCCAGGCGGATGCAGCTGCCCAGCTCCGGGCGCTGGGCTTTCAGCCAGTTTTTCAGCTGTTCGGTGGTCATTTGGGCAGTCTCCGTTTCAGGGCGGATTCATAGGCGGCTTGCAGCCAGTGTTCCTGTGCGCCGCCCGGCAGCCAGTCGCGCAGCCATCTGCCGCGGGCGTTGGCATTGTTTGCAGTCTGGAAATTATATTCCGGGTGAAAGTACAGCCGCCGCGCATAGGGGGTATCGGTAACCAGCGCGGTGTGTATCGCGTCCGGCAGTACCTCCTGCACCACGCTGGTGCGGGCGTTCTGCATGGTGCCGGTATCAAACGGCATCACCTGTGCGGTGGTCACTTCGGTGCGCAGCAGACCCATAGCCTCCAGGGCTGCATCCTGCATGGCGCGCTGGATGGCTTCGATCACAGGCTGATTCAAACGGATCTCAATTTCCATCAGCGCACCTCCAGGCGGGTAAAGTTCACACTGCCGTCCGGGTTGCGGCACTTGGTGCCGCGGCAGATCACCCAGCTGCGGCCGTACAGGGTCAGGGTTCCGGCCAGGATCTCAATGTCCGGCGCAATATCACCGTCAAACAGCGCTGTGCCGGACAGGGTAATCAGCCGCCGTTCCGCGTCCAGCTCCTGCCGGGGCTTGTCCTGCCAGTTGCAGGCAAGGGAAAGCTCGGCCAGCACCTGGGGCGCGCCGTCCTCGCCCTCCGCGCCAGTCAGCACCACAGTACAGGGGGTGCAGCACACGGCGGGGGGCACAAGCCGGGGCCACCTCATGGGATCAGCCGGACCGCAAGGCCCGACTGCCTCAGCTGTGCCAGAACGGCGCTGCTTGTGGTAACGCCGCCCTGGGTTACGGTTTTGCCGCTGTCAAAGCTCATGCTGACCCCGTTGATGCCATAGCTGGCCAGCGGGCTTTGCAGCATGTCTGCATACTGGGCAAGGAAAACCGCGTGCAGGCAGACGGCTTTCTGGACGCGGCGGCGCTGGAACTCGGTCAGGTGTTCAAAGCCGATGGCAGCAATGCGGCCAAAGCAGAGGTCGTTCACCTCGTCCTCGGCCTGCAAGATCCGCTGGCCGTCATAGGGCTGGCTGCCGTCCGTCATGGCCATGTAATCGGCTTCGTCAACGTAAGCGTCCATCAGCTTTTGGCCACATCAACAAACACGCTGTCCACCTTGCCGTCCTTGCCGTTCGGGAAGGTGAACACATCGCTCAGTTCACGCTCCTGGTACAGGTAGCCGTCCCCCTCGGTGTGGGAGCCGGGGTTGAAGTAGTAGATGGAGCTGATCTTGGGCACCAGTTTGGTGGTCAGCGGGGTGGCAATCAGGCAGTTGATCTTGTGGGCACCGGCAGCGGGTTCAAAACCGCCGTTCTCGCCGTCAAACTTGAAAGCGTCATAGAACACTTCATCGTCGATCACTTCCATGATGGGCACGCCGTCGATCTCGGTCACGCGGGTCTCAATGCCGGTGCCGCCGTCAGCAATCTGGGTCACTGCAATGGTGCGGGTAAAATCCGGGGCCTGCTCCAGCGCGTCCATAATGGCGCTGGTCACATAGGCAATCAGGGCGCCCTTGGCCTTGTAGCGGCGCAGCTTGCCGGCAGACAGGCAGGTTTTCAGGTAGGGGTAAACATTGGCCTTGGTGATGGTGGCGGGGTCCGTCTCGGTGTGGTAGCCGGTCTGGTTTTTTGCGGTTGCGGCCACCTTGGCAAAGAACAGAGCGTCCTTTTCGGGCGCGCTCTGGGTCTTGGTAAAGGTTTTGGCAATGTTCTGGATGGATGCAGTGGCGTTGGTTTCGTCCACATCGGCCTTGTCCACCAAAAACTCAATATCGCGGTCGTGGGTTACGGTGAACGGGTGGTCGGTCTGGGTATAGGTGCCGCGGTTCCAGCCGCCGCTGCGGCTGTGGTTCTTAAAGCCGCTGGTGCTCATGCTGGTAAAGTGGAAGGTTTTGGCGTCCAGCCACTTGACATTGGTGGTGATAAAGGGGGTGCAAAGGGTTTCCTGCGTCATGATCTCAAGCAGCTCGGGGCTCCAGACCTGCGCATAGTTCTGGGTGTTTGCCATGGTATCAGGCTCCTTTCAGGATCGTTATTTGAACCGGTTCCAGCGTTTGGCGCTGGCCGGGTCTTTCTTGGGTGCGGCTGCTGTTCCTGCCGCATCGGGATCGGCCCCAAGCTGAAAGCCGCCGGTGGTCTTTTTGGCAGCGGCGGGGGCTTTCCATTCCGGGTGGCGTTCCAGCACGCGCCGCATGGCAGCGGCAATGGCAGCTTCGTCAGCGCCCGGCTCGGCTTCGGCGCGGGCCAGCGTGATGGCATCGGCCACCATGGCGCTGTCCACACCGGCCTTGTAGGCGGCAAGCTCACAGTTGGCGGCCAGCAGGGCAGCTTTTGCCTGTGCAAGCTCGGCGTTTTCGGCAGGGGATTCCTCTGCCTGTTCCGCCGGGGGCGTTTCTTCCGGTTCAGCCGCTTCGGGGTCAGGCTGTGGGTCAGGGGATGTTTCTTCCTCCTGCCCGGCGGGCGGGTCATTGTCCGCGGGTGCATGGGCATCATCCGCCGGGGCTGCATCCGGCTGGGTATCCGCAGCGGTGCCTGCGGTATTGCCTTCCGGCTTTGCTTCCTGCCCGGCGGGGGCCTGGGCAGTGGTTTCAGGTTTCTTCTTTGCGCTCATCAGGGTCTCCTTTCTTGATTTTTGGTATAAAAATTGCCCGCACCGCCCTCATGCAGGCGGTACAGGCATGAAAAAAACCACGGTGCAGTTTGCATCGTGGAGAGTGAGTTTATAACTAAGTTGTGAAATAGGAACGGGGAACGGCATCAAAACCGTTCCCCATCGATTGGCATTTGGCAGGCGTACCATCCTCCTGCATCTCTCAGGGCAAAGCCCTTGTCATTACCAGCGGCGTGTGGTCGGTACGAAATCTACCACCTCAAATGCCTTTCTTATCCTATGCTTATTGTAGCATTTTTACTTTGCCTTGTAAAGAATTTCTTTGTTGTGGATGAGGCGTTCCCATTCTTTTTGGCGGATCTTCAAAAAGGTGATAATGGAGTTTTTATAGTGTACAGGATCCTGCGATGCTGCAAGCCGAAGTGCAATGCGGAAATGTTCGCCGGTTTCACCAACGGTAATTTCTTTCAAAAGCATACCGGTTTGCGGGCGGGGGTCCCGGATGATGTAATCGGGACTTTGGATAATTTCGGCTAGGTATGTACTGAACCGTTCGTAATCATCCGGGTGGCGCTCCTGAATATGTTGAATGCGCTCATCAGTGATAATGACTTCATCGGTTCGGATATCTTCTGTTATCACTTTATACAAGTCTTTGTCCAACCTACATACAAAATTCACGTCCGGGTTCACACCAATCCTGTTTGATGTGTCCAGTATACCACTTGCGGCAGGGGTTGTATAGCGTTCCAGCGCTGCCGTGTCCCTCTCCCGCCACACATTCCGGCGCAGCACATCCCCATGGTCGGCCACAAAATCCCGCAGCTCCTTTTGGGCGGCGCGCACACGGGCGCGGGCGGCTTTTGCAGCGGCGGGGTCACACAAGCCCGCCGCCTGGCGCTTGGCTTTGCGCACGCTGCGCTCCAAAGCGCGCTGTTTGGCTTCCAGCTGGGCGGCGGCTTCCACTTTGGCTTTGTCCATCGGGCGTGGGCGGGTGCTGGTGCCTTCCACCCATGTGCTCAGGGTGTGGCGGCAGCTGGGGTGGAACAGCCCGCCCTGCATGGCAACGGACAGCAGCGGATACTGCCTGCCGTTGCGGCTGATGCCGTATGTCCCGCCCGGTGTGCGGGGGCCGTGGTAGGGCTGGAACACATCATCAATGTAAACAAGCCCCTGCCATGGCAGGCAGGTTTTGGAGCAGGCGCCGTACTGGCTGACCAGCACCGTGTCCAGGCCAAGGCGCTCCCGCTGGGCGGCTTCTCCCATCAGCATGGCGCGGGTCCCGGCGGTGCGCAGGGCCATTTCGGCATAGGTGGAAATGTTTACCCGGCGGCCATCGCGGTAGCGAATGCAGGCAATGCCCTGTTCCAGAAAATCGCGGGTCGCGGCATCTGTGGCCTGCTGCAGGGTCTGCCCGCCTGCCTGCATGGCAACGGCGGTGCGCAGGATGGTTTTGCGGTACACATCGTTCATGTAGCGAAGGGCGGCGCGTTCGCTTTGCTCATTGGCCTGCTGCATCTCGTTCAGCAGGGCGGTCATCCGCTCGTCACTCATCCGGAAAAATCCGTCAGTTCCGCCCTGGGCGGCTTCCTCCTCCAGCAGAGTGCGGGTATCGGCATCAATGCGGTCCCGGTATTCGCCCAGAATGGCGGTGTTTTCCCGGCGGAAGCGCCGTATGTCCCGCAGCTTGGCGGCCTGCCAGGCTTGCCAGTGCCGGGGTGTGCCGTTTTGGCCGCCCTCGGTCTGCTCCTGCTGCTGGTGGCGGGCCAGGCAGCGGTGCAGGCTTTTTACCAGATCCAGCTCCAGGGCATCAAACAGGGCGGCAATATCGCGGGCGGTCATGCGTCAGGGCCGGGCATCAGGCCGGACGGTGCATCCAGCTCCGGCTCGGCGGCATCGGTAATGCCCTGTTCCAGCCGGATGCGCTGCACCTCGGCGGCCTTCCAGGTATCGTCCTTGCTGGACCCCCACAGCTCGTCCACCTGTGCTTCCACACTCATCACACCCGCACTGGCCGCAGCGGCAACGGTCTGAACGCGGCTGTCAAAGCTTGGTGCACCATACTCCCCAAAGCTGCAGGAGGCGTGGTATTCGCCGGGCAGCAGGCCGTTCAGGATATCCTGCGCTTTCAGGGCAGTTTCGGCCAGGCGGGGCAGCGCTTTTTCCAGCGCATCGGTAATGGCGCTGCGGGTGTATCCGGTCACGTCCTTCTTTTCACGCTGCGCATCCGCGCTGGACATTTTGCCAAGGTCAATGCCCAGTGTGGCGGGGCTCATAATACCCTGCAGGCACATATCCAGTGTGGCAGTGTAGCTGGCAAGGAATGCGTCATACTTGATGTCAGGCTGTTCCGTCTGGATCTTGTCGTCCGCATTTTCCTTGCTGCTCTCGTGCACAGCCACAAAGCGGCAGCCAAAGGCGTTGGGCATCCGCAGCGCGCCGTTTTCGGGGTTGCGGGGGATCAGGGATTCCGGAATATAGCGCTGCACCCGCCCCGCCCGCACCGCGTCCATCCATTGGCTGATGATCTCGTCGTGGGCGTCAAAGGCATCGGTCTTTTTATCAAAGATGCTCTGCCCGCGGCCGCGCCAACGGGCGGACGGCCAGAACTGCAGCGGAACAGCCAGCATAAAATCACCGGCAAAGGTCACATCCCGCAGGTTGGCAGTGTCCGGTTCCGCGGTGACAGGCAAAACCTTGTCCCCGTCCAGCAGCTCATACTGCACACGGCCGGGGGCATATACCTCCCGCAGAATCCGCCCGCGTTCCCCCACAGGGGAAAGGAAGCAAATCTCCTGGATGCGCCCGTGGCTGGTGCGGTATTCCACCTGATCCGCGCCCCGAAATTCCAGGATCGGGCCATCGCTGACCGCCGGGTCCAGACTGATTTTGAATGCGCCGTCTCCGGTCACAAGGGTGTCAGCCACGGCATTGCCGACAAGGCGGGGCAGGTCGTTTTCCTTTTCCAGCTCTGCCCAGCGGGCGGCTGCATCCGCAGCAGCGGGGCCGTCAAAATCCAGCTCGTTCAGGTCGGACTTTATAATGCCTGCCAGAATATCCACCATAATGCCCGGCAGGCCGCTGTGGGCCTTGCGGATGCTTTCATCCTCCGGCGCAGCGGCCCAGAACCTGGCCCGGCTCACCTCGTCATCCCCCAGCAGCTTGAACAGCTGGTCCAGCTCGGAAGCGTCGCCGCGGTACCAGATGCGGTTGCGCAGTACGTTGGTTTCAAAGCTGACAGGCTCGCGGATCACAAGCCCCTTGCCGGATGCAGGCTGAATTTCCAGCCAGCTGCGGATCATCGTCTTCACCCTTTCTATCCATCTCATCCAATCTGCTCCTTATACGGCAGCCAGGCGTACTGCTCGGCGTTTACGCAGTGGTCGTTGCGGTCCTCCGGGCAGTTGGGCTTCTTTTCGTCCCAGCTGTATACGTTGTATTCCTCAATCAGGGGGGCACAGGCTTCCTGCACAAACAGGTGGTCCCCATGGGCCAGCCAGCCGCATTCCAGATTGATGCGGTCCAGCACCGGCAGGCGCTTCCATGCGGGCACAAAATCATACATGCAGCCGTGCATGCGGCGGTATTTCTGGCACTCGGTGATCGTGGCCTGATCGGCAGAATCCAGATATACCGTGCGGGCAAAGCCCCATGCCTTGCGCTGTTGTTCCAGAAATTCCAGCAGCAGGGGAGGAATGTCACTGGGGGCAAGCGGCGGCAGCCCGTGCTCGGCGCGGGTTTTGTTGTTGTGGGCCTGTGCTGCCAGCGTCACCTTGCGCCGGTCAGAGAGAATGCCGTCCAGCACAAAGGCAAAAGTATCGGCGGTCTGCTGGCTGTAGCTGGTGTCCACCCCGCAGGAAAGCTGCACCCAGTGCAGCGGGTGTTCCGGCCGGGTCAGCAGGGCGCGCAACTCTGCCGCACAGATCAAATGGCGTGGTTCCAGATTGAAGATCAGGCCGGTAGCACGCCCGCGCAGGCCTAAAATCTTGTTTTTGTACAGCTTTGTGCCCGGCGGCACCATGCTGATGATCTGCTGCCGTTTTTCTGCGGATAACCCCAGGTTGTGCTCAAACGAGAAAAACCAGTGTACCCAGCCCGGCTTTGCGGGCTGGCACAACTGGGCGGTGATCTCTTTGGGGGTGTCCTGTGCCCATTGGGGCAGGGGGCGGGCATGGTCGATAAACTCTGCATAAACCGGCAGGCCGGGGTCATCCGGGTTCAGGGTGGCAAGCAGGTAATCGCAGCGCATGGCTGCTTCCCGCACAAAGTCGATGTCTGCAATGTTGATCTCATCAATGTACAGGCAGCCGTACTGGCCGCCAAGAGCTTTTTTCCAGCGCGCTTTGTCGGCGTAGCCCATGACGTAAATTTTGCGGTCGCCGCCGGGGGCGTGCAGCAGCAGATGGGGAAGGCGGTCTTCACCGCGTCCGCCCGGCCAGTACTCTATCAGGTCGCCAAAATCATCCAGTACGCCAAGCTCTTTGGTAATGATGTTTTTTTCAATCGTGCCCTGATCCAGCCCGGCCAATACGTGTAGCCGCTTGGGGCTGGCCGCGCACCGCAGGATGAACTTGAACAGCCCCACGGTGGTTTTGCCTGCGGCGGTCGTTCCTTCCAGAAACTCCACCGGTGCGGTGCAGCGCAGGAACGCCTTGTACTTGTCCGAAAGCAGCAGATCAGCCATCCGGCACCTCAAGCTGTTCCAGCACTTTGCCCAGCTGGCCGGTGTTCAGCTTGGCATCCAGCTTCAGCTTGTCCTGGTACATGCCCAGATGCTTGCCGATCAGCTCCAGCGCACGCAGGGCGCCCTTGCTGTCAAACTGGTACTTGCCGGATTCCACCATGCTGCCTGCATCGGCATCATATACCATGACCGGCTCCGGCTCACGGCAGCAGCGGTAAGTGTCCACAAGCTGCTGCAGAACATAATCCTGCGTTAAAGCAAGGCGGGCGGTCTGTTCACGCTGCAATTCACGCACACGCGCAAGAATGTCCGCATTTGTCAGCATCCGGCTGGCAGTTTTGCGGGCAGAGTTTGCGGCATACCCGGCCCGGACGGCGGCCTGGGCACCGTTATAATCCACAATGTATTCCTGGCAAAAACGTTCCTGCTTGGGGGTAATGGATGGCACGGTGGTCACCGCCTTTCTGCAATAAAATACCCCGCCGGGTCCGGCAGGGCTGAAGTTTTGATAAATCCCGGCATACACGGGCAAAAGGAAAGAGAGTAAAATGTGTGAGCCTTTGCCGGGTGCCGGGGAGTGGGGCCGCACAAGGGCCTTGCACCCTTGCTGTGCCGTTGCTTGGGAACACAGCGCCCCTGCCAAAGGGCCGGCTGTGCGGCATAAAAACAGCCAGGCGGGGCATGGCCGTCTGGCTGAAATGGGGAGGATAAAATGACAATACAAAAGCCGTAAGGACGTTTTGGGTTCCTTACGGCTTTTGATGATAGGATTATAGCATGGAATTTTGGCTTTTTAAGACCATTTCATTTTACTTCTTCACATATTTCGTACAATCGTTTTGTCATAAAGAAAATGTTAAAAAGGAAAAAATAAAATAAAGCATAAACCCAAAAGCAAACAAAATAAAATGATGCTTTATTTGAGGGGGCGGGAACAAAGAATAGAAGAATAAGCAAAATAATAGACAAAATAATCTCAATAATGCCAATAGATAACGCTTCGGTGCCTTGCCCTAATGCACGGGTTTCATTGATACTGCGAATGTTTTTTGAAGAAGCAGTGGCTTTTTTATCCTCTGCCATTGCCATGAAGTTGAGTACCGCACCAATTAGTATTGAAATTATAACGCCCAAAAAATTTACAACATCATCGTTTATTGGTTTTTGAATAAGCGTTAGCATTGCTAAAGCAGCGGAAACAAATACAAAAAAGACTAAATCCAACTTTGTACTGAAGGAATTTAGATATTTGGAGAAGATATCCTTCGGCAACAACTGGTCGACGGATCGATTGTTTTTTGAAATTAACCGACGGACAAAAAATGCGAGGATAAGAAGAAAAATCCAGGTCTTGGGAGAAAAGAGAAAACTTCTGATGCAGCTTAGCATCGGTATAGCACCCCCTTCCATAAATTAGAGGTTTGTATGTTGGGATATAAAAATTTGTTTTGCTTCCTCACAAAATTTGTCTTCATTGGTGACACCATCGGCACCAACAACATAACTTATGTCAATTTGAACCAAGGCTGCTTTATTATCTCCTGCTGTATAAGTCTTTGATCTTCCATTTTCTCCGGCAACCTCAAATTTGATTTCATCTGGTTCAAAACTTGATATGTCGGCAATGTCGCATGGTGTTGTTTTGAAGCCAGCAGTAAGAATCTCTTTTAAATATCGTGCAAGAGAGGTACCTGTAGGCTGATAGTAAATAAGTTCCCTTCCGGTATAGCTCATGGGAGAATGCGGAGTATCTGGCCGGGCGTTGCTGATAAGGCGAACTCGTTTTACGCCACCTTTATCAATAAGCTTTTTTACAGCTTCAGCTTCTGAAAATTGCGTGATTTTTGCAGTGTAGTAGCGCCCAGAAATCCGTTTGGAAGCTCGCTTCAGTACACGGATCATAGGAGATACAACGCTATGTCGACCGCGTGATTCTAAAAGGACAACGCCATTTTTGGAGGCACTATCATCACAAAAAGCAATAAAAACATTAAAATAGCGGCATACTTGATCATCCGGCGAAATTTGAAAAGATTCTTCAACCCCAGCTTTATGGACAATAGAATTGTCTCCAGTTTCTCCGTATTCGACTACAAAATGGAGATATTTCCCAAGCCGAGTTCTATGATCTGCGCTGTAAATATCCCCAGAAGATGCAATATGATCCAAATGAATACTAGCATGGGTACTAGAAGTAACATATCCGGCGCTTTCTTCAGAAAGGGGCTGCGCATAATAACTGTCAGCTGCGGTATTTGAACCAAAACGTTCATTTTGGATATTAAATGTGTCAGGAAGCTGCAGATTACTTTTAAGAACATCAATGATATCGCAGGACGAATCACCTTCCTGTGAAGATTCCGGGAAAAAAGATGTTTGCAAGTTGATTTTTTCTGTTTCTTTTCCGTGCGGTGAAATCTCTATAATATAGCTACTGACAAAGGATTTTTGCATAAATACAACTCCTTATATTGCACTTTTGCTTATTATACCATATAGTAAGAAGCTTTCAACATAAGGAGCATAGAGAAATTATAACTTATTTTGTTGGATGTTAAGGTTCATGATGATAAAAGTCCAAAGTTTTCAGCGACGAGAAGAATAAAATCTTTATGCCATCTTTTGGCAGTAGTATAACTGATATAGTATTTCATTGCTGCCCCTTCCAGTGTATGCGTTTTGTCCCAGAAAACGCACCGGATCACCTGTAGGCGCTCTTGGCCGGTATCCAGGGTCAGGGTTTCAGCAATGGCCTGGCGCACGGCTTCCATTTCCCGGCGGTTGATCTCCGGCAGTTCCCGCAGGGCGGCATCGGCCACCGGGTCGGTGGGGGTGCCGGAGCCGTGGGGCATACCGCTCAGATCAGGGCTGATACAGGTTTCGTGCAGGGCTTTTTCCTGTTCGCAAAGAGTGGGGTAGCGGCGGATAATATCTTTTACATATCCCCACCAGCCATAATGCGGCCTGCTCATCGGCATCACCCCTTCCGCGGCTCATGCAGGGCCACATAGCAGCCATAGGTCTTGCCTTCGGCGCGGGCGAGAGCATTCACGCGGGCGATCTCGCTCATGGCACGTTTGCTGCGCTGCTTGGCCCGGCTGATGATGGCATCGTCGCTGCGCACCAGCGGGGCACAGGCTTTGCAGTAGCGCTGGCTGCAATAGGCGTGCAGCATCATTTTGCCGCAGCGGGCGCAGGGCTTATCGGAATATTTCGGCATCAATCCTCACCTCCATGCGTGTGATCCATGTAGATCTTCGGTTCGTCGTCCTCGTCCGTATGGGCGGCGGCTTTCCCGGCGCAGAGCCCGGCGGTGTAGGCGGCGGCCAGCAGCGCGGCCAGAACGGCGCTGCCGATGATCGAAAGCAGAATGTCCATCAATCGCGCCACCTTTCGCCGCGGCTGCAGAAATCGCTTGGCGTGTTGCGGCCGTACAGCGGGCACTGGACGGTGGCCCAGTAGCGGCAGCGCCCGCACCGCGGCAGGCCCAGCAGCCGCAGGTGCATGGCGCGGGTGATGTGCAGCCCGCACCACACCAGCCAACAGATCAGCATGCCGCCCGCAAAGAGCACGCAGGGGGCCGCAAGAAACACAAGGGCCAGACATTTGAGGATATAGAGACAGTTGGAATCAAAAGTTATCATGGGCTCTCCTTTCTGTGTGGTGGATTGTGGTGGATTTGGGGCCAAAATAAAAAACCTTTATAGAATTACATTTTTTCTATTTTTCCGTGTATCACTTTTCCTGCAAAATCCACCACATCCACCACAGAGATATAAAAATACTCAAAAAATAGTGCAGATACATTGTTTTTGCCTGTGGTGGATTTTTAAGCAAATCCACCACAATGCACCGCAAATCCACCACAGAAAATCAGCTTTTGGGCGGCGCGGACATGGTTTGCTGTTCATAGGGCGGCGGGCCGGGCTGATAGCGCTGGCGGGATCCGCCAAGCGCCTGTGCCAGCAGGCGGTTGCCTTCATCGGTCAGGCGGGCGGCCTGATACTCGTATGCCGTGCGGGTTTTCACGCGGGGCAAAACCTTGGCAATCTCCCGCCCAAACTTGTTGCCGCTCAGGGGGTAGCGCTCGCCGTTTTCCTCGCACCATTTGCGGTAGACCTGGTACAGCACAGAGGCCTGAACGGTATAGCCGGGCAACTGCATCAGGCAGTCATCCAGGAACTGCTTCAGGCGGTCCTGCTCGCCGCGGTATTCGGCGGTAGCGGTGTCCACGGCGGTACAGGGCGGCAGCCCGCGGCGGCGGCCATTGTTGCTGCGTGCCAGCCACAGGCGCAGCCCGTCCAAGGCCCAGTTCAGGATACCAGGCAGCTCCGCGGCCAACTTATCCGGCAGCTGCAGATCCTGCTTGGATTCGGGGATGGTCTGGGTGAACGGCACCAGGCGGATGCGCCGCCAGATGCCGGAATCGGTGCCGCGGATGCGCGGCTTATGGTTGGTTGCCATGATCAGCTTGAACTCCGGTTTGAACTCAAACTCGCGGCCGTACAGGTAGCGGGCGGTCACGGTATCGCCGCCGGTCAGCTGCTTGACCATGGCTTCGTCCAGCCAGACATCGGCCGGGCATTCGGAGATGGTCACCAGCCGCGCCCCTTTCAGGCGGGCAATGTCGGTGCGGGGGCCTTCGGTGGTGCGGCGGGCGGTAATGGTTTCGCTCTGGGCGTTCATGGCATAGCTGCCGAACAAATCCGCCAGCACATCCAGGAAGGTGCTTTTGCCGTTGGAGCCATCGCCATACAAAAAGAAGATACATTGTTCCCGTGTGGAAGCGGTGAGCATGTAGCCCACCATGGCCTGCAGATAGGTCTGCAGCTCCTGGTCGCCGCCGGTCACGCTGGCAAGGAAAGCCTGCCATACCGGGGCTTTGGCGTTGGGGTCATACGCCGTACCGGCCAGTTTGGTCAGCAGCTTGTCCCGGTTATGGGGGCGCAAGGCTCCGTCCTTCAGGCGCAGGATGCCGTTTTGCAGGTTGAACACCCCGCGGGCGGCATCCAGCTCAGCATCCGTTACCGGAATGCCGGCCAGGTGCTGGGCTTCGGTCAGAAGGTTTTTCTTGGCGGTGCTGCCGCGGCTTTTGCGGATGAACTGGCGGTATTCCTTGGCCTTGTCAGGGTCGTGCATGCCAAACAGTTGGCGTTCCATGCCATCCAGCATATCATCACAGAGGGCTTTGACGGCGGCGGTCTCGTCCGGCTTCCAGATGCGGCCGTCCCACAGCATCCAGATCTGCTGGGTAAAGTTGTAGCGCACTTTGCCGCGGTACAGGTCCCGGAACTGCCGGGCGTTGCCGGTATCGTCCCGACTGTATTCCACATGGGGCTTGCCGGGGGCGGGTTTTGCAGGGATGGCTGTTGGCTGGGCGGGTGCCATGCGGTGCAGCAGGGCGGTCAGTTCGTCAGCGTCACTGGGGCCAGGGGCGGGCGCGGCGGCAGGGTCATACACCTCGCGGCAGTCAGCGATGGCGCGGGCCAGTGTCAGATTGCCGTAAGTATCGGCCCCGCGGCGTTCGTCCCACTTGGGGCGGTACAGGCCGCTGCTGCGGAATGCGGCATCCATGCGGGTTTTATCGGCTCCCAGCCAGAATGCCAGCAGGTTGCACAGCGCCAGATCCGCTTCACTGTGGGAAGCCGCATACCCCTGCCAGTTTCCGGCCAGCAGGGCGGCCAGCTTTTCGCCACCGCGGGCCTGCCGGGCTTTGGTCAAAATCTCCTCGTCACTTTGCGGCAGGCTGTGCTGCCGGGGCGCAGGACCGGGGGCAGCGACCGGTTCCGGTTTGCCCAGCCAGCGGCGGTACACTTCGGCCGCAGCATCGGCGGCGTCCCGCACCGGCAGGGGCGGGTCATGCCAGCTGCGGCCCGTTACGGTAAAGTAACGGCCCCCGTCATACATTTCCAGCCCTGCGCCGGGGGTAAGGGCACGGCGGCAGGCAGGGCCGGCTTTTTTGCCGCGCCACAGGATATGCAACCCTGTGCCACTGGGGCTCAGTTCGGTATAGCTGTGCATGGCTTCCACAATATCCAGGGCTTCGGGCAGGAGCTCCCCGGTGGCAGGGTTGATGCAATGGTCGATATCGATCCCACAGAGCCCATCCCCCAGCACATAGCCGATGCCGCGGCAGCCCAGACGGGGCACCGCCTGAACCGCCGCGGCATAACTGGCCCAGGTGGCCGGGTCGGTGCTGCTTGCGGGCGCACCGGTTGCCGGGCAGATGGGCCGCTTATCGGCTGTGCAGCATACCCACCGCGCGTTGACTTTCAGTTCTTCGGGTATACTGTTCATAGAACCTCCTTAAAAGGGCAGGTCTTCGTCGTCTTCCGCCTCAGGGGTAAAGGAATCAACGACAGGCTGGGCGGCAGCTTTCGGCTTGATATAATCGCTGACATTGCCGGTGCCGATCAGGAGGTCAAAGTAGGTGTTCTGGTAGCGCGGGTCATTTTTCTGTTCTGCCAGGGTCAGCTGGCCGATCTTGCCGCAGTATTCGGCAAGGCGGTCCGGCAGGGCGGCCAGGTGCGGAACGGCTACCCCCACCGCGTTGGTGAACTGCTTGAAGTAAGGGAAGCCCTGCGCGTTGAAATTGAAATTCATGTACAGGAACCGGCCCTTGTACTCGCCCTCCGTTACCACCCAGCTGGTGGAAAAGCGGGGGTAAGCGCGCTTTTCGTCCGGCGGGTACAGGCGGGCTTCATTCAGGATTGCAGTGTAGCGGCCGTCCGGCAGCTTGCCGCCGGTGGCTTCCTGCGCGGCATCGTAGGTGTTTTCCAGGCTGTTGAGGTAAGAATAATCGCTCATAATGTTGTTTCCTCCAAAATTTCAGCGTTCAGCTGTTTGTATACCCGCCTGCGAGCTGCGTACTGGCTGCGGCAGGCGGGAACGTTATTGTCAACAAAGTCATAAACAAGGGCGGTGGTTTTGCCGGGGGCCGGGCGCATGATGCGCCCCACGGCCTGCTGCACAGATACTTTGTCCCGCACGGGCTGCACCAGATACAGCCGCCCGGCGCAGGGGATATCCAGCCCCTCTTTGGCAAGCTGGTAGGTGGCAAACAGCACCCGTGCAGGGCAGGTGGGGTCTTTCAGCTCCCGCAGGGCGGCGGTTCGGTCGGCGGCTTTGGTGGCCCCGCAGATAAAATGTGCGTTCAGCCCCGCGGCGGCAAAGTCACTCTGGCTGTGCAGGGCACGGCACATAGTTTCCAGAATATCCAGGCCGCAGCCCAGCGCCAGCACGGTTTCACCATGCAGGGCATCCTGGGCAATCATGCGGACAATGCGGGTATTGCGGGCCGTATCCGCGGCCAGGCAGCGGCGCAGGCGGGCCGTATCAATGTGCATCTGCTCCCGCGGGCCGGGGGTGTAGCTGAACTGGGTCAGAACAGGCTGAACCTGGGGGATGACGGTGCTGCCGGTATCCACCAGCACCTGCTGGTCAACCTGGGCAATGGTATCCCCCAGGATCATGTGGATGGTGTGTTCCAGTCCATCCCCGCGGGCCGGGGTGGCGGTCAGGCCGTAGCGGTAACGGGCGGGCAGACAGCCAAGAACGGCGTTGAACATCTGGGCGTTGGCGGGGTTGGCGACCACATGCTGGCATTCATCCACAATCACGGTCCCAATGCGCCCGGCCAGATCATCCAGCTCCATGTGGTACAGCGTCTGCACGGTGGCCACGGTCAGATGGGTGCCAATGCGTTTTTGTGTGCCGTTCAGGATGCCGATCTGCCCGTCCGTCAGCCCAAGGCGGGCTTTGGCGCGTTCCGCTGCCTGCAGGACAAGATCATTGGTGTGGGCAATCCAGAGCGCGGGCTGGCCGATGGCCCGGATCAGGTACAGCCCGGTTTCGGTTTTGCCTGCACCGCAGGGCATGACCAATACCCCCTGCGGAGTCTTGCTGGCCAGCACAGCATCCGCGGCTTTTTGCTGGTAGCTGCGCAGCCGGATGCTGCCGGGCGGCCAGGCCGGGGCGGGGCAAAGGGTCATGGCGTCCCGCTTTTGGGTATCCTTGGGGCGGCGGTGCCACACATCGTTTGCCATGCCGCGGGGCAGGATCAGCTCATTGCTCTGCACCTCATACAGCAGCAGTTCCCGCGGGATGCTGTAGGTGGGCAGGCCCAGGTAAGCGGCGCGGGTGTAGGCCGGGTTGGGGATGGTCAGTTCCTCCATCAGGGCACGGCGCAGTACGGCGGGGCAATCGGTCAGCCGCAGACGGCCATCCAGGGTGAAGATCATGGCAGCACCTCCGGGCAGGGCAGGCGGTACTCTTCCAGCGCCTGGGGGATGGTGTGGGGCATATTGCCCAGCGGCACGCTGCCGCGGTCCCCGGCCAGGATCGGCCCGCGCACCCTGCACCAGGGGATGAACGCCACGGTGGGCGGTTCTGCCCGGCGCACGGCAATCAGGGCCGCACCGCCTGCATCCTCAAACCGGCTCAGGTTTTCAATTTCGTTGGGGCGCAGGGCCGAAAACGGCAGGTTTCCGCGCTGGACCGCCTTGCACTCAATGCCAAGCGCCGCGCCCTGAACCATGGCGGAAATATCAAAAGGCTGGCCTGCCCATGCTTTGGGCCAGCAGCGGGCCCAGCTGTTGGGGGCGGCGTTCAGCTCCTCGCAAAGGTCCTCTTCCCACTGTTTGCCGTTGCGGCTGCGTTGCTGCTGCAGTTTATTGTGCTGGTTCCTGCGCCGGTTGGCTGGGATCATGGGCGCTGCCCTCCTTTTTCTGTTTCATGGCTTTCAGCAGGCAGGCTTTGCACAGCGGGCGGCCAACGTATTTTTGCGCCATGGCAGCGCACTGGGCGGCGGGGATCAGCTCGCCGGTGGATTTTTGTACACTGTCCTTGATGCGGCCGCCGCAGTCGGCACACAGGATGCGCACCGGCTCTTTGCCCTCGTTCAGCCAAGCGGCAAGGTCTTTGCCCAGCTGCGGCGTGATGACGGCGCCGAACCCATCCAGGAAGGTGACGTCCTTGCTGGTGGTGGCAATGTGGTTGCGGGCAATGTTCAGCACAATGTCAAACTCATATTCCAGGTTTTCGCGCTGGATGGGGGCAAGCCCCAGCTTGACCGGCTCCATTTTGCCGCGCTCATTGGGCTGCAGGGCATAGTCCTGCTTGACGCGCAGGGTGCAGATGGTGTGGCAGGGGACCGAAAGGATGGTATCGACCATGGTGTTCTGCAGCTTGCCCGCCGCGTTCCAGGCAGTGTAGCTGTTCTGGCCGCGCTGGGTGGCGGCGATCGCATCTTTGTATTCCAGCACGCCGCCTGCACCGGCCCATGCGTGGGACAGGCTGTCCACGATGACAACGCCGTCCGGGCCGACAATATCGGCCCCCATCCTGACGTACTGAATGTACTTTTCCACACTGTAGGGCGGGTCCATGTGTGCGTGCAGGAACTGCCCGGTGGGGATGGGCAGGTCGCTGCGGGCGGCGTATTCCAGGGCGCGGTCGTGTTCGGTATCGATCAGGGCAACTTTGCCCCAGTCCCCGGTCATGCCATAGGCAATGTACAGGGCGCTGAGAGTTTTGCCGCCGCCGGATACCCCCTGCAGCGCCATGCGCAGCTTGGTTTTTTGCCGTGCGGCAGGGGCAAACAGATTCAACGGTTCAGGCATCAGGTATCCTCCTTTTGATTTTTGGCTGCCTGGCGGGCGGCCAGGGTGCAGATCATGTCCAGCACTTCGCGCTTGTCATACAGCGGCGAATCGGGACGGTAAGGGTTATCGCCGTAAGTGTTCCGGCGCTTGGCTTCCGCATTGCGGCAGCGGGTTTCAATGCTGTTCAGCTCGACGCAGCGCAGGGCAGTAAAGGCGGTGGCTTCCGGGTTAAAGGGAATCCCGCCGCCCCCGGCCATCCGGGTCAGCTCGGCCACCTGCTCGGCGGCAACATACAGGCCGGGCAGAACGGCTTTCAGGTCCGTGATGGCGTTCTCGATCTCCACGGGGGAGGGGTACAGGTTTTCCTGCAGGCGCATCAGGGCATCGGTCAGGATGCCGGCCGCACGGTTGACCTTTGCCGCCGCGCGGATGAACTGGTGCTCGGTGGAAAGGGGGCCGAACAGCAGCACGGCGCGGGTCAGGGTGGTGTCATCATACAGGTGTGTCACAGGCGGTCCTCCTCCCAGCAGTCCAGGGCTTCCAGCTTGGATGTGGTAGCCGGGGCAACGCAGTTTTCCGTTTCCAGGAACAACAGGCGGCCTTCCCGTCCCCAGCGGCCCCAGGGCATCTGGGTTTCATCCTTTGCGGGCAGCAGGGTCCCGCCGCCGGTGGTGGCCAGGGTGCCCAGCATGGCGGTCAGGTCGGTGCTGAACCAGTACATCTGGCCGGTGCGGGTCTGGGCAAGCTGCAGCGTTTCGGTGCGCAGCGGGGAAAGAATCAGGTCCTCCCCGCTGCGGCCAATCAGGGCGGCCAACTCCGGCGGCTGGCAGTCCAGGGGTTCCGGATCCGGATAGCCTTTGTACCAGTAGCCGGAACCGGGGCGGGGCAGGCCGTGCAGCCACTCTGCCAGGCAGCCCAGCACGGCGGGCGGGCAGTTGCCCCATTCGCATACAAAGCACCAGCCCCCGCCGCACAGGACCAGCACATCATGTTCGTTCCGCCAGATCTTGCACCCGGCGGCTTTGGCGGCTGCTTTCATGCGTTTTACAATCGCTTTTTCGTTCATCAAAAATCATCCTCCTCATCCTCATCGGCCCAGCCGTCCGGGGCGCAGGCGGCCAGGGTATCCAACATGCCGCGGGCAGCTGTGCGGGCGCGGCGGGTCACGGTGTCAAACAGTTCGGCATCCAGGGCTGCGGCGCGCAGGTTGGCCCGCAGCACGGCGCAAAAGCCGTCCATGGCATCGGCTGCGGCATCCACGATCCGTTGGCAGGCATCGGCATCGGGGCGGGCCGCGTCCAGCTGCTGCTGGGTTTCGGCCAGCTGGCGCAGCAGCTCTGTGTTCTGTGCGCGGGATGTTTCGGCCAGCTTTTGAGCTGCATCAAACACGCGGTCCTCGCCCTCTTTGCGGTACTTTTCAATGTCGGCTTCACTTGGCGGGCAGACAGCCACATCCTGCGGGCGGTTTTCCAATTCCCTGAGGCGGGCGTTCAGATCGGTGTTCATCTCCTGCCGCAGGGCGGCGGTTTTTTCGGCATCGGCGGCGCGGGCTTCCGCTTCCTTTGCCCGCTGTTCGGCTTCGGTGGCGCGGCGCAGGGCGGAATCTTCGTTTTTGTGGGCGGTGCGGTAGCTTTCCTGGGCACCGGTGGCGGCGGCTTGCAGCTGGCGGTTCTGCTCATGCAGGCCGTCAACATCGGCTAGGGCGGCATCGCGGGCGGCTTCGGCGGCGGCTGCGGCATTGAGGGCGTTCACCCGGTCGGCGCGCAGCTGCTGGTTTTCTTTCAGCAAATCCTGGTATTGCTTGTGGGTGGTAATGTCGCCGGATTTGACGGCCTGCACCAGGTCAGCGGGGGCGCTGGGTTTGGCGGCGGCATATAATAAAGAAGGGGAAAGCTCTTCCAGCACTTGCTGCTGGCGGGGACTGCTGTCATCAAACAGAGCGGCAACTTGCAACAGACGGTAGGCCGCGGACTTGCTGACGCCTATACTCTCGCACCAACGGCGGAATGTATCCTCGCTGTATTGGTTGTTACGCTTGTCCCAATTTGGGACAAGCGCCTCATGCGCGATTGCTACCCCATCAGCCATGCGGCGCAGCCCAGCTTCTGCCAACCTCCGCCCTGCTGCGCATTCTCGTTCTGCAAGGTGCAGGTCGGTAACGGTTTGGGCATCCAGCCCCGAATAATCAAACTCCGCTGCCGAACAGGCAGTTTCCGCACCGGACAGGTTTGACATTGCACCGGAAGAATCCGCAGGGGAGCAGGGGCCCGGCGGGCAGCTGTTTGCATCCGCCTGGGTGGTCGATGTTTCCTCCGCCAACGTGGCAGCAGGGGTGGCCATAGTCACAGCAGCATCCGCATTCGGGGCAGTCGTGTTCACTTTGCATGGTGGTTCCTCCTTGTTGGGCAGTGCGCGCAGGGCCTTTACCACAGCGTCCGGCACCTCGTAGTCATCCATCAGGATGCCGAAGCATCTCCCCAGCCAGTCTTCCTGCGTCAGGTCAGGCTCTTTGGTCTGGGCCTTGGCGTACTGCTGGGCGGCAAAATCGCTGAGTACCCATTTGGTCTGGTGTTTGTCCCAGAACCAGAACCTGCCGTGCTTTAAGGCGTACAGCAGGTGGTTGTCCTGGTTCTGGCAGATCATGTAGTCAGTCAATCTTCTACCTCCATGTTGATCAACGCTTTGCGCTGGGCGGCGCCGGTGTCTGCGGCGCTGTAGCACAGGCTGATCTTTTCCAGTTGTTTGACCTTGCTGCTCGTTGCCTCGGCCAGAATGCTGCGCACGGTTTCGTGCAGCAGCAGTTCGGCATCCTTGCGGTTGTGGGCAAAAGCAGCGCGGATGGCGTCATACTCGTTCATGGCGTTACCTCCACAGGTGTGAATTTCTGCAGCAGTTCTTCGGCCAGCGGCATGGGCAGGTCCGTCATGCGGGCGTTGCGCCAGCCCACAAGGCAGAGCCGCCCATAAAACCAGCGGCCATTGTAATGCCGGGTCGGCAGACTTTGCCCGGTCTGCGGCAGATAAAACAGCGCGGCAAACCGGTTGCTGATCGGGCAGCGCTGCGCGTACCCGCCCATAAAGCGCTGCAATTCCTGCAGGGTATCCGGCAGGCGGTAAAGTTCCGGCTTTGCGCCGGGGTCAATCACGATTCCGCGCATGTCGCCACCTCCCGCAGCGTGGTAGCGGCCCACCCGCCCAGCAGGCAGGCTGCCAGCCCGGCCAGGGCAGCCGCCCCGCCGCCCTGGGCCAGGGCGGCCACGGCGCACAGCGCGCCCAGCCCGCAGGCAAGCAAAGCAAAATTGGCGCAGACCTTGCAAACGCGGGCAAGGTGGGGTAGAATACAAGTGATGAAATTTTTCGTCTGGCCGTTCCGGTGTTGCAGCACCGGGGCGGCTGTTTTTGTTTGGGGCATTGTCGTTCTCCTTTCAGATCGGCCCAGGGTCACTGTGCCGGTGGTGGTAGTTGGTTTGCGGTGCGGGGGCCGGGCCGCTGTGCGCGAAAAAAAGATGAAAAAAAGTTTGTTACATCTTGGCAATTTTAATTGGCAATTTTAAGAACGATTTTTAACTGTATCTCGGTACTTTCTGTAGGCTCGAATGTACTCATAGGACGGTGCAAAAATATGTTCGACTGCATTCGCAAGTTTGGGCTCGTGTTGCCGTAGCATCGTCAGTTCGTCTTCAAAATGTCCAGCAAATGGGCATCCTGCGCAACCTGTGCGCTTGCATCCATATACTGTATAAGCATCACTATGGATTATGTTATAGGTTGCTTCAAATGCTGCCTTATCCTCAGCTTTCCACCAAAACAGTGGATAATACTGCTTTCCATGCGCTCCGTCTGTCATACAACTTTTAACACTCGTTGAACGCACTCCACCTTCAGCTTTTCGTATTCCGACTAATTGGATGTCTCCTCCATATTTTTTCCGCACGGCATCACCAACCTTTTTCTTTGATTCGGTACAGCAACGGCTTGAAATATTAAAAGTTGGTGGGTTCGCCATCATAAATTCTTTCATCATCTTTGCAGATGAAATTTCTGTTTGAAGTGGTTTATGAGGTTCATCTTTCCAAGCATTGCACCACCAGCGAAGAGCTGCCTTGCAATTTGGGTATTTGGCGCACAGTACATCGAATGGTTCATCTTCCCATTGGAAATTGTGTTTCTGTAGGCGTCCAATGTACTCGGCAAATTGCTTACTATAAAACGGATAACCAACGTTACGAACTGCTCCGGCTACCTGCATTTTCCCGCGCTCACGATGGATTTTAATGTCGTATTTTTCTTCAAGAAATGACAAATGCCGCTTTGTGGCATCCATTTCAACACCCGTATCAAACCAAACATAAGTCACATCATGCTCACCGTCTCTTGGAATAATGTTCTCAACAATGTCAATCATGCAGTCACTATCTGCACCGCCTGAAACTGAAGCAAGAATGTTTTTATTGTTGGTTAAAACGCTTTTTGCCTTAACAAGACCATCGAAAATCGTTAGTGTAGGCGCTTTAGCTATGTATTCGTCTGCTTTATCAATCAAAATTTTTTCCTTTTCCACATTTGTGAATTTTTGTTCACATCTGCCGATTCATGTGGATTCCACACGATTTGTCAGATGCCCTTTTTGAGCTCAAAACCTTCGGCGGTCTGGGTTACGGTTGTGCTGCCCATGCGGGTGGTGATTTTTTCGGTGGTCAAGGAAATACCTCCTTTTAGCGATGCTGAATTCAGCAAATCTGGCGGGCCAGAACGGTTGCGGGGATTCGCTTGCCGCGCCCGCTTGTAATCCAGCCCGATAGGGTAGTGATGCAGCGCACTGATGCGTAAGTGTCATCGCCGTACACAATCCGCGCGGCTTCTTTCACGGTAACAAGCTCACCGGAAGCCTGGCTGCGGATGCGTTCCAGCGCGTCCCGGTAGCCGTCTTTTTCTCTTGCCATGGATATCCTCCTTTGAAAATGTTCATTGTCTGCAAAATTTCCAGCCCTTCCGGCTCAAAGTCCGGACTATGGGACAGGGGTTGTGGTAGAATGGTGATAGCTGTTAGGAATGCTCCACAAGGCCATCAATGCGGACACCGAAATGCTCGGCAATCTTAGCAGCCGTTGCCAGGGCAGGGGTGCAAGAATCACTTGATAATTCGCTTAAAGCGAATGCGCGGAGAAAAAAATAAAGTCTACCGGGAATTTGTACACATTTTCAATTTTTTGTACAGTTCCCCATTGGGGTACAGTTTTCCCGGATTCGTAATTTTGCAGCGTAGCAACGCTGACCCCCAGTGCCTGGGCAGCTTCCTGTTGGCTTAATCCTGCGTTTACACGCGCAGCTGCAAGAGAAATTTTCGGAAATTTTTGGGTCTGCATATTTTGGATCACCTCCGTTCTATAAACCATTATACTCGCTTAAAGCGATGTGTCAAGCTAAAAGCGAAAATATTTTTGCAAAATATTGATTTTGTTTTGCTTTTAGCGTATAATGACGACATGAGGAGTTGATTTTATGAGTGACAACGCCAAAATGATTTTCGCCGAAAATCTAAAAGCGTACCTTAATAGCAAAGGATATACTCAGCTTGACCTTGCAACTTACATGAACTGCTCCAGCTCTACTGTTTCGGACTGGTGTAACGGGAAAAAGTATCCTCGTGTTGACAAAGTGCAACGTATGGCAGACTGGCTTGGTATTCAGATGTCGGATCTTACCAGCGAACATGACAGACTTGATGATGCCGACATAGCATTTTACAATCGCTATAAGCAGTTGACCGAGGAGGAGAAAGAAGATATGCGCGACTTCCTCGATCTTATGGATGCAAGGAGAAAGCGTCGCGAGAAAGGCGTTTGATGTTTAGTACGTCAGAATTTTATGGCTACTGTCGGGATCATGATGTGGACGTTATACCTTTTGACAAACTTCCGGCAGCAGCCACGACAGTGCGGTATCATGGAATATATGCGATCGGTCTTAATTTTTCCCGGTTACATACTGTGCGCCAGATGCGCACCGCCATGCTGCATGAATCCGGACACCTGCATACAGGGGCACTGCACAAGGTAGACAGTCCCTTCCAGCTGGTAGAACAATCCGAATACCGCGCTGATGCGGATTCGTTTCGCCGCTGCCTGCCGCCGGACGAGATCCGCACGGCAATGCGGGCAGGCTACACAGAACCCTGGCAGTTGGCAGAATATTTTGACCTGGACGAGGACTACATAAAAAAAGCCCTGCACTACTGGACGCAGTGCAGGGGGATAAACTTTAATCAGTAAATCAAACCAACCAGGAGGGAAGTACCATGTGTTCGATTCCGGAACTAAAACCTCTTGAATTGTATATTGGAACAAATGAAGCACAAAACGCAGTGGTATACCCGCTGGACCAGCTGCCGCATTTGTTGGTTTGCGGAATGAACGGGTGTGGGCGCTCCAGCTTTCTGCGGGCACAGACGGCACTTTTGGCGCATGGGACCCCGGCAGAGCAGCTGCGGCTGGTGCTGCTGGATGAAACCGGTGTGGAGTTTGTGCAGTTCAAGGAACTTCCGCACCTGCTAATGCCGCCGGTTTGCGCCCCGGAGAAAAAGGCAGACGCCGTGTTTGCGCTGTGCATGGAACTGCAGCAGCGTTACGCTCTGTTTGCCAAAAGCGGTGTGCGAGTATTAGAAGATTACAATCAACAGGCTGAAACGCCGCTGCCCCGCATTGTTGTTATAATAGACGGTATGGACGACCTTCTTGCGCAGGATGAATGTGCAGATCAAATCCAGCAGATCTGCCAGAAAGGCCGTCCGGTGGGCATTCATATGATCGCGGCAGCCCGGCAGGTTCCCGAAGAAAAAATAACCGCCGGGTTTGCCAGCCGCATGGCATTCCGGGTGGCAACAAAAAGCGCTGCAAATCAGATAGGAATCCCCGATGCGGAACGCCTTCCAATTCCCGGAACAGCACTGTTCTCTCCCATCAACTATGTTGACCCTGTGCGGGTACAAACCAGAGAACTGACCGATGAAGAGATCGGAGCTCTGATCGCTCCTGTGGCAACTGGGCACCAGTATGATGAAGAATTTGTGCTAAAGGCCAACCGGGTAAAGAAGAACGAAGAGTGCAGTGATGGGATAGATCCCATGTATGGGCAAGCGTTGCAGTGCGTGATCGATGCAGGGTATGCCTCCACAAGCCTTTTGCAGCGGCGCTGCAATCTGGGGTATGCCCGCGCGGCCCACATTTTGGACCAGCTGGAACAGGCAAAAGTTATTGGCCCTTATGAGGGGGCCCAACCGCGGGTGGTGCTGCCGCCATATGCAAAGCCAAAAGCAGCAGTGGCCAAAGGCGTTAAAATAACCCGCAGCACGCCTCAGGCGGCAGATCTTACGCCGCCGCGGATGGAAAACACCCCCGTAATGAATTTTGCGCCGCTCCTGGTAGTAACTGGTCCAACGATGGATGTTATGCCCTCTCCGATAGTAACCGATCCAGCAATGGATGATGTACCGCAACAGGCGGTAACCGCTCCGCTAACGGATTCTGCACCGCAACAGGCAGCAATTGCCCCGGTAATGGATGTTGTGCAGCTTCCAACAGAAGAACCTCACGAACAGCCGCCGGTTTTGGAAGATACTGAACCGCCGTTGGAATTTTCATATCAGGTTTCTGCTGTGTCGGGTTGTGATGGCATGGATGGCCATGATTTTGAATATTTGTGTGCGGGAGCCCTGCGGGCCAATGGCTATAAAAAGGTAAAGGTCACACAAGCCAGCGGAGATTATGGCATTGATATTCTGGCGAAAAAAAACGGGGTGTCTTATGCCATTCAGTGCAAGCGGTACAATTCGCCCGTTGGTAACCATGCAGTGCAGGAAGCATATGCAGGCGCTGCTTATTATAGCAGCAGCGTGCCGGTGGTCTTGACGAATCAAAACTTTACTCCGGCCGCAAGAAAAATGGCGGATTCCTTGGGGGTAGAACTTTGGGGGCGCAGCGAGCTGGATGCCCTGCTGCGTGTGTACGAATCGCCAGAGCAAAGAAGAAAGCGAATAATTCTTAAAGTGCTGAAGGTGATCCTGAAAATTGTGCTGTATGTCATAGGTGTCACCGCAGCAGTCTTACTGGTTGCCAGTGCATATACGGTGATATTTGCCATGATCCTGATATTTGCACCCGCTTTGCTTTGCTTCCGCCCCAAAAAGAGAAGGCGCAGAAGGAGATAAAAATAAAAAACGCCCTGCGGCGGCAACCGCAAGGCGTTTGAAAGATCGGCTTGCCCAAAGGGCAATTACCAGACCAAGCATCTGTAATTGTACCACCTCCGGGCAGGCTTTACAAGCAATGCTTGTAATTTCGCCTGCGGCGAAACCGCCTTGTGCGGTCACAGGCCACGCGTGGCCTGCGTTTGGCGCTCCCCATCCGCTTGCGCGGCTGTGGCCCCACGCGCCAAACCCCGCAGCTTTACAAGCTATACCTATAGTGTCGGGGGAGGGATTTGATTTGGGACAGGTAAAAAAGCGGGCAGACGGATATATTGAAAAGAAGCGAAAGATAAACGGAAAAGTTGTGCATTTTTACGGCAAAACTGCCCGCGAAGTACAGCGGAAGATTGACGAAGCCCTAGAAAATGCGGCAAAGGCAAAGGAAGAGAGCGAAGTTTTTGACGTTGTTGCAGAACAATGGTGGAAAGATTATCTAAAAAGAATCAAAGCCGGGAATGCCCGTGCTTATCATGGGGCATATGTGAGTATTCTTGAATTCTTTGGCGGGTATGCAATGGCAGAAATCACCCCGGCAATGATTGTGCTGTGGAACCAGAAGCAGGCCGCGCAGGGTAAGGCAGGAAGCACAATCCGGAATGCAAATAGCGTTCTTAACCTCATTTTCAAATACTGGTGCATACAGAGCGATAACACCTATAATCCGGTCGCTTTTGTTGATCTTCCGCGCGGATTAAAAAAAGAAGAACGCAAGCCGCCAACGGAAGAACAGGTGGCTGCTGTAAAAGCTCACCCGGAGGGCTTTGGACTGTGTGCGTGGCTATTTATGTACACAGGCTGCCGCCTTGGGGAAATTCTGGCATTGCAATGGCAAGATATTGATTTTGAAAGAAACGAAATAAGCATAACAAAAGAAGTCTCCTGGGTTAATTCTCAGCCAACGATACAGACCCCCAAAACAAAAAATGCAATCCGAATCGTCCCGCTATTAGCTCCACTCAAGCAAGAGCTTTTGACCAGAAAACAGAAAGCAGATAATTATTTGCTTGGCGGCGAAGCGCCATTAAAAATGTATGAATACAGGCGGCTATGGCTTGATTATTGTAAAGACCTTGGAATGGTTGAAATAGACTATGCAGCAGAGCAGGGGAGAGAACGCAAGTATCACAAGGCATATGGCCCGGAGCGTAAGCGCAAACCTCCTACAACCCATCTGTATAAGCCGGCAGTTACGGCCCATCAGTTCCGGCACGAGATGGCAAGCGCCATGTATGAAGCTGGTATAGGAGAGCTTGAAACGCAAAAGATTTTAGGCCACGCCGACATATCAACAACCCGTAAGATATACACACATATTAAAGAGCGGCAGATAAAAGAAGCAGAAAAGGTCTTAAATTCTTATTTTGAAAGTAAGGTCGTAGAAAAGTCGTGAAAACAAAAAATACAGCGATTATTCGTCAAAACAAACAGGTTCGATTCCTGTCGCCAGCTCCATAGAAAAAACCGCATCATAAGGCTAAAATGGCCGATGTGATGCGGTTTTTATTGTGCTGATAACTGCTTGGAACTGCTGAAAAATGCTGGAATCTGGGTCGTGTAAAGGTCGTATTTGTTCAAAAAGGTCGTAGAAAAGTCGTGTGAATTTGAGCGTGTTAGATAGATTTACATAAAAAATAAGCGGCGGGCAATCCTTGAAATGAGGGAAGGCCCGCCGCTTTAATTATGGATTATTTAACTTGCCGGTAACTTGCTGATCAGTTGTCTTTGCTTGCCTGCTTAATAACCTGGTCCGCACCGGTCGCAGCCAGGCCGGAAACAATGCCCACGGCCAGGGCGGTCAGAGGATCAGCGGCCGGGAAGTCCGGCACGTTGATGTACATGGCGGCCAGACCCAGCAGGCCGCCAAGGGCGCCGCAGATGGACGGCAGCCATTTGTTAGCCAGCGGGGTCTGCTTGACAGCCGTTGCGGCCAGGTAGCAGATAACGGTGATGCAGGCAACGGATGCGATGCCAAAAGATGCAAAATCCATGATGATTTCCTCCTATGTGTTGGTTAGTCGTTCTTAATCGGTAGGGCTTTGGCGCGGTTGTACAACTCTGTACCTGTGCCGTTGCCGCCCAGGGCATGGTAGCTGCGGTAGAGATATTCCAGGTTTCGCAGGCCGTCCATGTCGATGCTGCCCTGCGCGATATAGCGGGAGCACTCGGCATAAAGCCGATCATGCAGCATGGCAAGCAGCCCCTCTTTGATGGCCTTGCGCTCTTCTTCCTGCGCCTTTACGCGCTTGGCAAGGCGGCGGAACTCGGCTACAAGCGCGGCACAGATAAGTCCAAAGGCCCACTGTACCCAGTACTTGATGATCCACTCCAGCACGATCAGCCCTCCGCCCATGTACTTTTATAAAGCCCGGCATCAGTAAGCCCGCGCTCTTTGCACAGGGCATAGATTGCGCTGGCATCGCCCAGACTTACCGGGCCGATGGTGAGCGTCTGCAGCTTGCCGGACCCGGATGCAGCGGCAGGTGCTGCCGGTTCCGGAGCTTTTACGCTGCTGTATGTACCCAGCTTTACGGCGCTGGATGCGGTGGTAAAATCGCCGTCCAGCCAGTTCAGCGGGTTGGTGCGATTGCCTTTATACCGCACCTCAAAGTGCAGGTGTGCGCCGTAGCAGTTGCCGGTATCGCCGCTGTATCCGATGATCTGCCCCTCTTTTACATGCTCGCCCTGATGCACCACGATCTTGCTCAGGTGGGCGTACAGCGTCTCAAGATTACCATACTTGTACGTGTCGTGCCGCAGTTTAATCATGTTGCCGTAGCTGTTAGTGTCGCCCTGCGTGCGCTTGCCCGTCCAGTGGTGAGCAGTGGACACAGTACCATCCTCTGCTGCATACACGGGTGTGCCAACGGCAGCACGGAAGTCCAGCGCCCTGTGCAGCGAGCCATCATTGTACAGCCATCCGGCGGTGATCACATGGCTCTGCAGCGGCCACGCGAAAAGCACATCTTCATTTTCCAGTCTCATTCTTTTCTCCTATCTTGCTGCCTGCTGTACTTTGCGCCTACAAGCCAAAGCTCCGCAAGAAGCTCTCTTTCGGTGGTGGTATCAAGATCTTCTTCCTCAAGCCGGCACAGCGCCGCGTCCGTCAGCCCGATGGCCGCCTCAAGTGCCGCTGCAAGCTCTTTCTCGCCGTGCATCACGGCAAGGGCTTCGGGCGCGGGCCGCAGATGGACAGCGCTTGCGCCTCTGTGATGGTGCCTTTATCGGCGCAGTTCCACACCTGCCGGGCGCTCATGCGCTGGCTGTCATACATGGATTTGATAAAGCGGTACATGCTTTTCACCTCCCTTAAATGCCCATCAGGGCAAGGATTGCGTTTTCTACATTTGTGACGCGGTCGGCCAGTGATGGCTCTTTGCCGTCTTCCTCCGTCCAGCTCTCGCCAAAGGCATACCAGTCATCAAAGGCGGCTTTTACCTCATCCTCTGTGGCAGTGGTCTCAAAGTACACCTCATCGGCTTTGTATGCGGTGTACTCTGCGCCATCCTCAGCGGCCACGGGTTCTCCTGCGACATTTTTTCGCAGCCATACCCTTGCCGCCTTGCCGGGAAAGCTTTCAAAGCGGATGCTTTCCGGCATCTCCGTAAAGTGCGTTACCTGCTTCATGCTGCACATCTTCCTTTCTGCGCTATGCGCATTTTGCTGTAAAAAGATACATCTTTCTTTGCTTTCTCAAAAATCCGGATCGTGTCCAGCTTTGCACTGACGTGCACGGCATCGGTATGCTTAAAATAGCCGTAGTAGCTTATGACGCTTTGCGCACGGCGCAGCGTAAGCCGGTGATTGTGCCGCAGCCATATACCGGCGCGGATAAAATTGCGCCTTGCGCAGTGCGCTCAGTACGTCCGCCGCCCGGCTGCCGATAAGCAAAATATCATCCATATAAAAGAGCACATGGGATACAAGCTTTATCTGCACTACCGCCCCGCGGCATGATCTTAGCCTTAAAAAGCGGCATCAGGGCGGCCACTGCCACCGCGTCCATGATCTGCTGTATCACGCTTTCGTGGCTGATCTCGCGCTCTTTTCCGCTGATGCCGTCCACACGCTTAAAAAATTTTATCGGCGCAAGGCGTAAGTCGCGATTTCGGATTCTTGAGCAAATTTCGCTTGCGATATCATCGCAAATATCCATCAGGATGCCATGATTTTGCGCTGCGATTGCCTGCTTTACCTCACCAAGGGTGTAAGACGACCACTCCACCATAAAAAGCTGGTAGTCTTGTCGGTTCCACTTGGCAGGGCGGTTCTTTTCGCCGTGCAAATAATCAAAAATCCATCCTGATACAACTGCAGGGTTCTCAATATCAACGTTCTTACAATAAGTTTTCAAATTTTACCCCACAAAATAAAAGCTCTGGTGAGAATGAGGGCTTTCGGTTTCGACGGCTGCCTATTCTACTAGCCCAGGTCGCGGTCATAAGCCGCGAGCCACCCCTGCTGTCAGGGGCCACCTGCTACACTCAATTTTGGGCGGTTCTCCGCCAAGGCGTGGCGCTTGCCACGGCTGCTTATTACGGCAGCGGATTACGATGCAAAGATTAAAAGCCATCACCAGATCGCGCCCGCAAAGATGGACCAGCCCGCATTGCCCAGCCCGCCGCTCAGGGAGGCGCAAGCCAAGCCGTCATGAGCACCGGCGGCCAGGGTGCCCCAAGACAGCCACTCATACACGCCGCCAGAAGTCGGCAAATTGACCGCGGACCGCATCGTAATTCCCTTTGTATTCGATTCAAAATTTTAAGTCGAATTTTCTTTAAGGCTTAAAAGGGGCTTTGCCCCTCTGTTCGGGCAGACCGCAAAGGTCAGCCCGCCCATTCACCCCGGTTTGCAGCACTACCAGGCGCGCCCGCAAAGATGCGCCAGTTCGCATTGCCCAGCCCGGAGTCCAGGAGGGCGCAAGCCAAGCCGGCATTAGCACCGTCGTACAGGGCGCCCCAAGACAGCCACTCATACACGCCGCCAGAAGCTGGCAAAAAGACCGCGGACCGATAGCCATTGCTGGAAGATGCGCCGCCGTCAATGCTGCTGGGTGTGGTAAATTCTGGGTACTTGCTGCTATGGGAAAGCTCGCCGATGTAGTGCCATGCCCATCCTGACGGTTTCGGCACAGTCAGGGGGGGGCCGTGTCAAGATAGTTCGAGCTCTTGCTTGTGGCGATATTTTTCGCCAGCCGTACCGTGGCCGGGGTGATCGTCATCGTGTTGGCGGTGCTGTCCACCGTCAGGGTGTCGATGACATCGGCCACGACTGCATATCCGCCAGTCATGCTTTCCAACCCTTGGATGATAAAGGGCTCTTTGCCGTTGGTGCAGCTTGTGGGGCTGCCATCCACGCCAAGTACGGCATCGCAAGAGCCGCTCCACCACGGCGTGGTGCTGATGTAAGTGTCAGTAGTAGTATCAAAAGCTTTGGCCGTGTCAAGATTTACAGCCTTGTAAGCCGTGCCGTCCACGGTCACGCTTGTGATAGACTTGATGAGCACATTTTTTGCCAGCTTGTACATGGATGCCGTATTGCGGTCCGTGCTTGTACCGCTGCCGGTGTCGCCCACGATGACGCTGGAGCCAACCAGCAGGCTGGCGGCGTTTGCCTCGGTAAGCAGCACGCGGGTCACGCCGGTTTCGGCCACGGCGGCTTTTGCCTGCACGCTATAGCTAGTGCAGCCCTCCAAAGTGCCGCTGTTGCCCTTTTTGCCATACTTGAGCTGATACATGTGCAGCCGGAAATTAATGTCGCAGATAGAGATGCCCGCGTAATTCGGCCCACGCTTGCGCCACTCGGAAATCTGGCTGTTGTGACTGATCGTGTAATTCATCGGGGGCAGACCCGTTGCGGATGTGGGTTTGCCGGACGCGTCCACGCCGCCCAGATACTTGGCATGTACCATAAAAGAGCGGATGCTGCCATCCGGTGCAACGCACTCCGGCAGGGGGAAGTATCCGGCTGCGCGGCTGGTACGGTAGCGCTTTGTCCAGTTTGTGCCGTCGCTTTCAACGCTCATCCACGCGGCTTTCTGCGCCACGCCCACCATGCCATGCGTACCGGCGCGGGTATAGGTAGGATCTACCTTGTCAACGGTTTTGATCTCAATTTCGCCGTTGGCGTCAATTTCGTATTCGCACTCGATCGTCCAAAAAGCGATCTGCTTGCAGTACGGGTCAGTGCCCCGGACGGTGTTGGTGCTGGGGGTTGCTGCACCCAGCTCGGCACTGTCGTCGGTAAATTCTCCCTTGTCACTCTGAGATGTGGCAAAGTAGGAAAATTTTACGCCGAAAGTCTTGTCGCTCTGCAAAAGGTTAAACCAGCGCACTAAAAGCTGGGTTTTGGTGCTTTTGCCGGTGTTGGCAGCTGCCCACCAGCTCAAAAACTGCGTGTCGACGTTTTCCGGCGTGATATTTCCGGCAAAAAGAGAATCAATATTTGCGTTCGCGATCGCGTTACTCTCTTCCATTGCAGCTGCAAGCCGTACAAGGGTGGTATCACGCGGAAAGTTGATTACTTGAGCCATCAGGTTTCCTCCTCATCTTTGATTCTGGCATTCAGGCCGCCGTCTTCTTCATCCACAGAGAAGAAAATCTTAAAGCCATCGGATGCCAGTTCGGCATACTTTTTTGCATCCTCTGCACTGGCAGCGGCCGCAGTGGCAGAGCTTTTTGCCTCTGTTGCTTTCGTGCTTGCAGTCTGGGCGCTGGCGGCGGCGTTTTTTTCGGATGTGCCCGCGCTTTCTGCCTTTGCCGCAGCAGTCTGGGCGCTGCCGCCCGCCGCCGCTTCCGATGCCTTTGCTGCCGTGGCGCTGCTGGCTGCCGCGTCGGCGCTGGCCTTGGCTGCCGCTGCCTGATCTGCGGCAGCGCTTGCGGATGTGCTTGCGCTGCTGGCGCTGGATGCAGCGGCTTTTTGGGCCGTTTCCGCGCCAGTCTTTGCCGTCTCTGCCGCTGTCTGGGCTGCCTTTGCAGCATCCCGGGCAGTGCCTGCGCTGCTGGCACTTGTGGCCGCGTCCTTGGCGCTGGATGCGGCCGCAGTCTCGCTGGCTTTGGCTGCCGTTGCGCTGCCAGAGCTTGCGCTTGCGCTCTTGGCTGCCACGTCCTGGCTTGCCTTTGCTGCATCCTGGCTGGCCTTTGCGGCGGTGGCAGCGGCCTGTGCCTGCTGGGCAGATGTGGCAGCCTCTGCCGCTTTGCTTTCGGCGGCAGCCTGTGCGGCAGTCGCGGCCAGAGAGCTTTGCGCTGCCTGTTCGGCATTTCCGGCGGCATTTGCGGCAGCCTCTTTTGCCGCCGTGGCGCTGCTGTAAGCCTCCGCCGCAGCGTTGGTGGCCGTGGTGGCGCTCTCATATGCTCCAAGCTCTGCCGCCCGGGCAGACTTTGCATCCAGCTCGGCAGCCTTTGCGGCATCGCTGGCGGCGGCACGGTCGGCTGCAACCTGATCCACAAACTGCTGCCACTTGTCGGGTGTGGGGTCTGCCGCACCGGTGCCCACATCGGCATGATCCATGACCATGTAGTAAGTGGTGCAGCTGATGATCTGCCGCCCGCCGGTGCTGCCTACAAAGGTGATAGGGTACCGCCCCACGGCAGCGCCCTGTGTGGCAGTGGCCTCGGGCGGTACATCCAGCAGGCCATCCGCATCCACTACCACCTCCACAGGGTCTTTTACCCGGAAAGTGGCCACGATGGTCAGTCCGTCCCATGCCGGGCTGGTAAGTACGCGGATAGCCTCGTTGCCGTAGCTGTCCCGCGTGCCAAGGCACAAGGGGCTTTCAAAAGTCACGGCCTTATAGCCGTTTAAGTAGATATCGTGATTATAGGGCCTCGTTTTTCTCCTCCTCCTTCTTGTTGATCTCTCTTTCGCTGGCCTCCACCATGGACATGACGTTCAGCAGCACCAGCCGCACCACAGCGGGGTGCAGGCAGCTGTTGTTGATGGCGTTGATGACGGACTTTTGGAGCTCTTCAATTTTTGCGGTTGTGGTCATGAGCGCTCCTCCGGGGCTTGCGCACCCTGCTGCACCTTGTCCAGCGTATCCATGGCGGCGCGCAGGACAGAGAGGTACTGCGGCAGATCGTAACGGCAAAAATATTCGGCAGCCCCGGCGGTTTGCAGGGTCGTTTCATCGGCCGCTTCGGCCAGGCCGGATAGAGCAAGAGACAAAAGGTTGCGGGCATCCTGCAGGGAGCCGTCCTTTAGCTCGGTGTCGCTTGAAAAAGTGTGGAAGGATTGATGCATGTATACACCTCCTTTGGTTTTAGTTAGGAGATAGGAGTGAGGAGTTAGGAGTTGGAAGGTGTGCGCCCGTCGCCCTGTGGCAAATCCTGTTGTGGCATATACGGCGGGGTTTTCGGAACGGTCGAGACCGTTCCCTACAATGCTGGACCTTAGGCCCGTTTTAACTCCCAACTCCTACCTTCTAACTCTCAATCAGCATTCAATAATGTTAAACTTAAGGTTCTTCCACTGTTTCGTCTTGGCGTTATGCCAGGCGATGC